AAAAAAAAAAAAAAAAAAAAAAAAAAAAATAAAAAATAAAAAATAAAAAATAAAAAATAAAAAATAAAAAATAAAAAATTTAAATTTTTTATTTTTTTGTCCTACTTTTCCCAAAAGTAGGGGGTTATAGGGGTCTCCCCCCTACATGTACATCCCAAACGGAATGTCATCTTTATCATTTTGTTTAATTAATTTATCAACTATTTCATTGGTTACTTCAAAAGGGAATTCCACATTGATAAATTCTTCTTTTTCGAATAAGGTTGTATCTTTTTCCATTAAACGATATAAGTTAAGTTTGCTATAAATAATTTCAAGACATCTCTTTAAATTACGCACACCTTTCTCATTGCCTGTTAATTTTTCCATAATGTATTCAAATACTCCATCTGCGAAAATAACTTCATTTTCTTTAAAATTAATATTTTTTCCAATACCTGGAATCAAATAATCCTTTGCAATAATTGTTTTTTCTTTTTTATCATATCCCTTTGTTCTAATTTGATACATTCTATCTTTTAAAATAGCGTTCACCTTATCTTCATGATTATAACTAAATATAAATAACGCTTTGCTTAAATCAAAATCTAAATTCGAAAAATATTTATCATGAAATTGTGAATTTTGCGTTGTATCTGTGAGATGCGTTAAAATACCAATGATTTCCTCACCTTTTGGTGTATTACTTACTTTATCTAATTCATCAAAATAAAACACAGGATTCATACATTTGCAATTAATGATTGTATCGACAATTTTCCCCCAAATACTACCTTCATACGTATATGAATGTCCCTCTAAATAACTACTATCTGTAGCACCACCCAAAGGAATGAAAGAGAATGGTCTATTTAAAATTTTACTAATACCTTCTTTTACTAATGTTGTTTTGCCTGTTCCCATTGGACCCTGGATTGCAATAGCAGTTCCAACCGCATTTGGGTTGCTAATCCAACCACCAATCATTTGCATAATTTGCATTTTCGCATCATTTAAACCATAAACGCATTCATCAAGTATCTTTTTGGAATTTTTCATAAAATCTTGACTTTTTTTAAGACCATCTTCTAATTTAACAGGTAAAGAAGCATATTTTCCAAAAGGAATATTCATGAAAGTATCAACCCAAAGTTTATTCTTATAATAATCACCTGTGCTTGGGTCCATCATAGATAATAAATTAACTTTTTTCATAGCAATAGCTTTAATTTCAGGAGGAATGTTAGATTCAATTAATGAAATTTTATATGGTTTTTCAATAGTAGAAACTTTATTAATTTCAACCAAATTTTTTAATACATTTTTTTGTTCTTTGATTTTCATATTTTTGAAATAAGATAAATCGTTTGTTACATTCTTTTCACGAAGAAGTTTTCTTAATCTTTCCGCATTTAATGTCTTTTCCTTTTTTTCTTTTTTTTTATTAATGTTAATTTCTTGTTCTTCTAATTCTTTTTCATAATTTTTAAGTTGTTTATTAAATTTTTTTGGATTTGATTTTTTTAATAAAAGTAACTGTTTTATATCTTTTGGTATTTTATCATTACCATCACTCGTGCATTTTTCAACAATAATAGTATCATTAACTCTTATTAATGGTTCAAATTCATTATTATTTAATTTAATATCGTAAAATTTTTTATTTTTATAAATTTTTGTAATTACTCCTATGTATTTTTTTTCCCAATTTCTTTTTTTAACCTTTACTTTATCTTTAACTTTTAATTTATTTAACATTTTCTTTCTTTCTTTATCTTTATTTAATAATTTTTCTTCTTCGAGTCTCATTTCTTTTTCCCACTCTTCTTCCTTAACAGTAGATTTTTTATATAGTTCTTCATTATCGGTATCTTGTTCTGTTTCGCAATCTTCATCATCATAACCATCTTGGAATTCATCTCCAAAAGTATAAACAATACTAAATTTTGAAGGATTCATCATCATATTATCAAATTCATCTTCTTCATCCTCTTCATCACTTGGAAAATTATAATTATCCTTTCTAATTACTTTCTTTTTTTTTACTTTTTTTCCAACTTTCTTTCCAACTTTTTTTTTATCATTTTTATCATTTTTATCATTTTTATCATTTTTATCATTTTTATCATTTTTATCATTTTTATCATTTTTTTTATTTTTATCAAAAGCTTTTTTTTTAATTGATTTCTTTTTTATTTTTTCGTTCTTAATTTTTGAAGATAAATAAGAAGACGGAAAAAGTGTATTTAAAAATTTCTTATATTCGACTGAATCATTTAAAAATTCTGTTTCATCGAACTCATCTGGTAAATACTCACTATCATCTTCATCGCTTTCTGAAAAAACTATTTTTTTTTTTGCTTTTGTTTTCATTTTATTTTTTTTCATTGATTTAGGAGAATTTTCATCATCGCTCATTATTAATATTCAAATATATAATATTTTTTTTAAATGAATTTTAAAATCAATTTTTAAAAAATATAAATTTTATTTAAAAAATTTTTGATTTTAAAAATATTTTATTTAAAAAATATTTTATTTAAAAAATATTTGATTTAAAAAATATAAAATTGATTTAAAAAATATAAACTAAATATTCTATTATAAATATAAAGGATGTTTAACAATGATACAAATAAAATTAAATCTTCTAAAATTATTGGTATTCAATTCAGCGTTTTAAGTCCGCAAGATATTAGAAAGGGTAGTGTTGCAGAAATCAATACAAGAGATACCTATATAAATAATAAACCAGTATTAAATGGATTATTTGATCCAAGAATGGGTGTTATAGAAGCAGGTTTAATTTGTCCAACAGACGGATTAGATTATATTAAAACGCCCGGATATTTTGGTCATATTGAATTAGCGAGGCCTGTATTTTATATTCAATACATCAACACATTAATTAAAATATTAAGATGCATTTGTATTAAATGTGGAAAATTAAAAATTAGCAAAAAAAAGTATGATTTCCTTTTAAACAAGACACCTAAAAAAAGATGGGATTTTATTTTTAGCCACGCCAACAAGATTAAGAGATGTGGTGATGAGACCGAAGATGGTTGTGGATGCAAACAACCAAAAAAAATTTATAAACAAGACTTGTCCGAAATTTATGCCGAATGGGAAAATACAGATGGTATTAAAAATAGCGACGGTGCAGTAAACAATAAACCTACTGTTAAATTAACAGCAGAAACAGTGTTAAGGATTTTAAAAAGAATGACAAATGAAGATATTGAATTCATGGGTTTTAGTCCAACATGGTCAAGACCCGAATGGTTTATATGTCAAGTTTTAGCAGTTCCACCCCCAGCGGTAAGACCTTCTGTTAAGCATGATTCTCAACAAAGAAGCGAAGATGATATTTCACACATCATTGTTAATATTATTAAAGCAAATAAAACACTACAGGAAAAAATTCAACAGGGTGCACCAGCAAAGGTTATTGACCCCTGGACTACTGTTTTGCAATATTATATTGCTACTATGATTGATAATAAAATTCCGGGTTGTTGTCCGGTAGCGCAACGTTCAGGTAGAGCTTTAAAATCTATTAAGGAAAGACTTGTTGGGAAACAAGGGAGAGTTAGAGGTAATTTACAGGGTAAAAGGGTTGATTTTTCAGCGCGTTCAGTTATTTCACCAGATGCTAATTTAAGTATTAAAGAGTTAGGTGTTCCTTTAAAAATAGCAAAAAACATTACATTCCCAAATAAAGTTAATAAAAGGAATAAGAAATATTTGAAAAAATTAGTGCTGAATGGTCCTGAAAATTATCCGGGTGCTAATATTTTGGAAAGAAAAAATGGAGATAGTATATCTTTAAGATATGTAAACAGGGAAACTTTAGAATTATATGAAGGTGATATTGTTCATAGACATTTAATTGATGGAGACCCTGTTTTATTTAATAGACAACCCACGCTTCATAGAATGAGTATGATGTGTCATACTGTTAAGGTTATGATGGTTGGCAATACATTTCGTATGAATGTTGGTGATACAAAGCCGTATAATGCTGATTTTGATGGTGATGAGATGAATATGCATGGACCTCAAAGCGAAATGGCGCAATGTGAGTTGCTTGAACTGGCAGCTGTCCCATATCAAATTATTAGTCCAGCAAATAATCAATCGATTGTTGGTATTTTCCAGGATTCATTGCTTGGATGTTATAGATTTACCAGAAAAGATATAACATTTAATGAAAGAACGGCAATGAATTTATTAATGTATAATAAAAATATTAATTTGGATATTTTTAAAAAAGCCTCGATAGATAGTTTTAATTTACTATCACAGGTGCTTCCACCAATTAATTGTAAATTTCCAAATAAACAGTTTTCAACAGATGAAGATAAAAAAACATCAAATAAAATTATTGAAATTATTAATGGGAAATATACTCGGGGACAAATAGATAAAGGTGTGTTGGGTGGAAAATCTACCGGTTTAATCCAATCTATATTTAATGATTATGACCATAAACATGCAACATTATTTATTGATGAATTGCAATCAATGGTTACAGAATATATGAAGTTATCGTCTTATAGTGTTGGGATTCATGATTTAATTGCGAATGATGATACAAATGATAAAATTTACAACGCTGTTTCAAAAAATAAGGAGAATGTTAAAAAATTAGAGAATCAATTACATTTTGATGTATTTGAAAATAATTCTGGAAAAACAAATAATGTAGAATTTGAAACACAAGTAAATTCTATATTAAATAAAGCTCAAGAAGAGGCTGGTAAAATTGGAAGAAAAAGTTTAAGTCCAGAAAATAGATTTGTTATTATGGTTAATGCCGGTTCCAAGGGTAATAACATTAATATTGCGCAAATGATTTCATGTTTGGGACAGCAAAATGTTGATGGAAAACGCATTCCATATGGTTTCGACGATAGAACTTTACCACACTATACGAGATATGATGATTCACCGGAAGCAAGGGGATTTGTTGAAAACTCGTTTATTCAGGGTTTAACACCAGAGGAACTATATTTTCACGCAATGGGTGGTAGGACAGGTCTTATTGATACTGCTGTTAAAACAAGTTCGACTGGTTATATATCAAGAAGACTTATTAAATCATTAGAAGATTTATGTATAAAATACGATATGTCTGTAAGAAACAATAAAAATAAAGTAATACAATTCCAATATGGGACAGATGGAATAAATACGATGAGAGTGGAAAATATTAAACTTCCAATTGTTTCAATGTCGATGGAGGAAATATATGCTCATTTTCAAATACCGAACTCAAAAGATGTTAAAAACTTTATGATTTCGAATTATAATAAAGAAACGCAAAAAAGATTTAAAAAACAAAAAAAAGATTTAATTAAGAAAACAAAAAATGTTTTGGCAATGATTATGAAAAAAAGAGATGAAATAGCAAAACATGTATTCAATAATGAAGATAATATTAATATTTTTATCCCAGTCAACTTTTACAGATTAATTAATAATGTCCAAAACAACTTATTTATCACTAACAATAACATCGTTGATATTACACCATTGGAGTTTTATGAATTAATCGAGAATAAATTAAAAAGTATGTCTACTAATATTTATGTAAAACCAAGTGAATTATTCAAAGTTGCATGGTATTATTATTTATCACCTAAAGATTTATTAACAGTAAGACGGTTCAACAAAAAATCCGTTATCCATCTTTTAAATATCCTCGAATTCAACTACAAAAAATCTATTGTTAATCCAGGTGAAATGGTTGGTATGGTCGCTGCGCAGAGCATTGGCGAACCAACGACACAAATGTCGAAGAATTATGAGAGCATAAATGCTCTCATAAAAATCCATCGTCAAGGAAAAAACACAGTTGTCAGTCATAAAAAATACAAAATCGGAGAATTATGCGATAGTTTTATTGAAAAATATCCCGAATACACCTTCCCAACTGGTCATCCAGATAGTGTCGAAACGCTTTTGGATAAATTAGACGAAGAATATTATATTATGGGTGTAGATAAAAATGAAAAAACATCTTGGAGTAGAATTTCACATTTCAGCAGACATCCAGTAAATGGAAATATGATGACGATTACAACTAAAAGTGGTCGTAAAGTAACTACTACATTAAGTCATAGTCATTTAACTAGAAAGGAACATAAAGTACAACCTATCAAAGGGAGCGACCTAGAAGTCGGTATGAGAATACCTGTTTGTAAGCACATTAGTAATGATTTTATTAATAAAACAGTAGAAATTGGAGAAAATACAATTGTCTTGGATGAATTATTTGGTTGGTTTATTGGTGCATATATCGCCGAAGGAAGTTGTAATGGTGGTCGTGTTTGTATTACAAATATCTCACAACATTACATTGATATGACAACAATTGTAGGAGAAATGTTTGGCGCTAAAATATCAGTTTATAAAAGACAAGGAGAATATGGACCCAGTACGGTAACATCTTTCAAATGCAAAGAACTAGCCAAATTTCTCGTGAAAGAATGCGGTCCAAATTCATTTGAAAAGAAAGTTCCTGATTTCATATTTACCGCGCCATTGGAATGTAAAGCGGCATGTATTCAAGGATATATGGATGGGGATGGAAATATTAATTGTGATAAAGGACATCATGAAATCCGCGGTTGTTCTCGCAGCCAACAATTGGTGAAAGACATGGGACTATTGTTGAATTATTTCGATATTTTCGCAACGTTCCGTGAAAATGTAAGACAGAAGAAACCATTTTATCATTTCGCAATTGCGCATAGTTATGCTAATTTATATCAACAACACATTGGTTCTGTTTTGAAGAAAGATAAATTGCAAGAATTATGTGATTATGGCAATCGTGAAAACGCACATAGTTTATCAAATGACGTGGATAAGATAGAAGGGTTGGGAGAAATCATTGCAAAATGTGGGAAAGATTTGAAACTACCCGGACAAAGTAGAAACTATGGTAGATGGAAGAAGAAGCCAACTATTGGAAGAAGAACATTAGAAAAATACATTAAAGTGTTTAAAGAAGCCATTGGTGAAACGCGTGTTTTGCAGGAGGAAATGGAAATTTTGGAGCAAGCTGCAAATTCCGGAATTATTTGGGATGAAATCAAACATATCGAGATTTATAAACCGGACCAAAAAGAATATGTCTATGATTTTACGGTTCCGGCGAATCAAACATTTATGGAAGACAATGGTGTCATAGTGCATAATACATTGAACACTTTTCATTTTGCGGGTGTAGCTAGTAAATCGAATGTTACTCGTGGTGTTCCAAGAATTGAAGAAATTTTGTCATTATCGGAAAACCCGAAAAATCCATCAGTTACTATTAAATTAAAGAAGGATGATGAAACAAAATTGGAAAAGGCTCAAGAAATTAAATATGATTTGGAATATACGAATTTGCGAGATATTACTGAAGTAGTATCGATATGTTTTGACCCTAATTTACAAGCAACCAATATCGCAGATGACGAAAAAATATTGGAAGAATATTTAGAATTTGAGAAAATGATGGAAGACTGTGGTGTTGATAGTGAATATGCTGAAAATGATAAATTTTCAAAATGGATTATTCGATTTGAGTTATCAAAGGAAGATATGTTAGAAAAAAATATAACGATGGATGAAATTCATTTTGCTATGAAAAATAGTCTTAAAAATAAAATACATTGTGTTTATAGTGATTTTAATAATGACAATCTTGTTTTTAGAATTAGAGGTATTAATTTATCAAATAATAAAAAGAAGACATTAGACCAAAGCGACGAAATCCATATTTTGAAAAATCTACAAAACAACATTTTAGATAATATTATCCTGCGAGGTATTAAAAAAATTCCAAAAATTATTATAAGAAAGGTTACCAATGAATTAACAATAAAAAACGGCAATTATGTTAAAGAAGAAAAATGGGTTCTCGATACCGTTGGCACAAATCTAATTGATATTTTGGCGGTAGAAGATATTGATTCAAATAATACTGTTACAAATGATATTCAAGAGGTTTATAGGACACTTGGTATTGAGGCAGCTAGACAATCAATATTAAATGAATTACAAGAGGCCATTTCATTTGATGGGACATATATTGATGACCATCATCTTACGATGCTTGCAGATAGAATCACAGCCACAAAAAAAATGGTTTCGGTATTCAGACATGGTATTAATAATGACGATATTGGTCCTATAGCAAAAGCAAGTTTTGAAGAAACGCCTGAAATGTTTCTTCGTGCGGCAAGACATGCCGAATTAGACTTAATGACTGGTGTATCATCAAATGTGATGGTTGGACAAGAAGGATATTTTGGCACTGGTTCGTTCCAGATTTTATTAAATTTAAAATCATTGTTAAGTGAGACATCAAAAATTAAAGAAAAACAATTAGAAAAAGAAGAAAATATTGATGAACAATTGATAATTGATTCTCCTGATGACCCATGTAGTAAAGATAAAATTATTATTGATTCTAATATTGATGATGATAATGTGGTTAATTCTGGAAACATTGCCGATGATTATCAAATAGATTTTTAAAAATAGATTTTTAAAAAATATACTTGTAAAAAATTGTGATATAAAAAATATACTTGAAATAAGATTATTTTTATATATTTTTTTTATATATTTTTTTATTAATATTATATAATGTTAATAAAAACAATAATAAATAAAATTAAAACAGAAGATGACGTAAAATCAATTTCAACTTGTTTTAATTTATATGATGTTACTCTTGGTAATTATTTAAAATCAGATATTTATTATTTCAATGATATTATTATACATTACAAACATGAAGGAGATGAGAAAAGAACTATTGAAAACTTATATTTAAAAGCAAAAAAAATAAAAAATACTTTAGAACGATTTATAAAAAAACTTAAAATTAAAATATACAAAAAATACGAATTTGATAAAGATTTAAGATTTCTCCCTTTAAAAAACTATAATGATAATGAAAAAATTGATATTATTGAAAATAAAACAATATATTCTTTTAGAACTTTAGATTTAATACACCTTTTAAAAATTTCTCTTTGCAATAATGAAAATATGTTTCCAATCCCTTTAAAATTAAAAAACCCTTATACAAATTTATATATTAAAAAATACAACTTATATAATATTTTAATATCATTTAGCAATACAAAACATATATTGCCTGAAATTATTTTAAACTATTATAAAAGTGATTTTGATATAATAAAATTAAAATTAAAAGCTTATCCAATATTGAAAGAAAATGCTATTAACGATTATGTAAAGGTGGGTTATATTAGTGAGTTATATGATTATGTTATTTCTTTGTGTCATGATTTTAGAAAGAAACCTGAATATGTATTAGTTAAAACGAGATTGAGTATTTTTAAAAAGTCAAAAATGGTTGATATTTTTAAAAAATGTATAAAGTTTTATTTGAAAAAAAAATATTTATCAAATCCTTTAAAAAAAGAATATTTTGAGGACAAATGTATTAAAGAGTTAAAAAAGATTATAGAAAAATATGGAACAGAGAGTGAATTTTTACATTTAAATAAATTAGAAAGTATAAGATATGAAACAACTGAATTAATTAATGAATTAAATACGATAGAAATGCACAGTAATTCAATACTGGAAACACAAAATAATGCAACTAATTCAGAAAATATTTTATTAACAGAATCAAATAATACGATAAATGATATAATTAATAATGCAATGAATGATGTTTCAAACTTAAATGGAGAACAAAATACAATTATGTCTCCTGATAATTTTATATATAGAAGACGTTCAACAATATATTTACCACCAATTAATAGAAGGTCTTTTGAACCAGTTAACAGAGACCCTTTTGCACCAACAACTGAAATACCTCGTTCACCCAATAACAATAATTTAACACAATCAACCGATATAAGAAATCGATTAAATTTCGGCTTTAATTAAATATTTTGAAAATATTTTGAAAATATTTTCAAAATATTATCTTCTCATTATTATTTTTCTTTTCTTTCCTCCTTTTGATGCGTTTGACCTTGATTTCAAAATCTTTTTACTTTTTTTC